TTGATGCCTACTGTGTTTCGGGATCATTTGGATGAGATATTTTTCAACCGATTCGGGGTCATTTGTGATGAGCGTTACGTTCCGCCCATGATGCAACCCACTGGCAGTGGAGAAAATTTCAAATCTCCTTACAACTTAGCTTTACGGAAAATGGCAGTCGACAAGAAAGCAATGGATAGAGATGTTGCAAAGAAAACCATTGAAATTATCACTCAGCAGATAAAAAACAATTTGGCTGACAAAGATATACCACACTTACAACCGTTAACAATTAAGTGTGCAATAAACGGAGCAAAGGATGATCCCTTCATTCGAAGAATTGATGTTAACAAGTCAGCCGGTTTTGGAACTCCTGGTAAGAAAAGCAAATACCTTGTACGCCACTCTGAAGATGATGAGATTTGGGATGAACCCACTCCTGAATTGATGGAAATGATTAAGGAAATTGTAAATTGCTACATGAGAGGCGAGAACTATGGACCAGTATATAAGGCTACATTGAAAGACGAACCTCGTCTTGTGGAAAAAGCTATGGCTGGGAAAACGCGTATTTTCTATGCGTCTCCTTTTGCTCACTTGATAGTGTCTCGCATGTTTTTAGCTCCGTTTTATTCGCTTATGGTCGAGTTTTCTGAGGCTTTTTATAGCGCTTTGGGCACTGACATGCACAGGAGTGGCGATAAGTTATATAAGCGGTTGGTTGAATTTTCGAAGTTAATTCTCGAGGGGGATTATGGTGGTTTTGACGTGTCCATGATACCCGGTGTTGCAATGGCGGTTTCTGATATTATATGCAATTTACTCGAACACTTTGGTTATACCAAGGCTCAAATGGCAATTGTTAGAGGTATTTTGTCTGACAATGTTTTCCCTTATTTGGATTTTATCGGGGAGTTGCTATCAGTGCCAGGTTTGCAGCCCTCGGGTAAATATGCCACGGCTGAAGATAATTGTTTGAGAAATCTCTTTTTGTTCATATATTTGTGGATAATGTCAGGGCGTAAAGCGGAAGATTTTTTCAAATTTATGTTACCCGTAACGTATGGAGATGATGTTCTTGTTGCCGTCAAGGATGAAACTTTTGGCGCTGCTACCTATGCATCGCTTGCAGAGAAGTACCTGGGAATGAAATTTACAACATCCAGCAAGGCAGACGTTACAGAGCAATTTATATCTCCCAGCGCTATGACCTTTTTGAAAA